CGCTGACGGCGCGGCTCAGGTTCTGGAACTCTGCTGCGCGGCCTTCCGGCGTTGCCAGTCGCTCACCAATCGGCGGACCCTGATACGTCGACGGAAACTCATACCCGCCGCCCTGATCGACCATCATTGGCGGCCGAATCATCGGCGCAGCGGCCTGCGGCGCGGCAGGCGTAGCCGGCGCCATCACAGGCCCCGTCAGCGACACCAGCGGGGCAAAGCGGATCGGGGTGTAGCCTGCGGCAAACCCTGCGCCGCCACCGAGGGACATATCAGTTGCCATTCTGGGCTCCCATCATCGAGTTCATTGCCGTCAGCGTGTCGAGCACCAACCTGCGGTCTTCCAGCGACATCTTGGCCAGCGCTTCCTGCGCCTTGGCCCGCTTCAACTGGGCATCGGCCATCGCGTTCACGGTGTCGGCCTGTGCCTTCTGCGCCAGCGCACGCTCCTTCTCGGACGCCGCCTCGACGTACAGCGTATTCGGGTCAGGCTTCTGGTTCTGCTGCGCCTGGGCCATCATCTCGGCTTCTTCGTCAGTCGGCTTCATCACGCCGGCCATCACCAGTTCGCGGCGCATGTAGTCGGCCACCTCTTGGATGCCGTCGCCCTCAAGGTTCTGCATCATCACAGCCAACAACATCTTCTGCACCTGGGGGTCGCCTGCCGCGAACTGCATCATGCCCATCAGGGTGCGCCGCGTTGATGCGCGCTGCGTGGCAAACGATGGGCCGACATTGGAGACGACATCAAAATCTGCGGCCGACAGGTCGTTCTCGTAAACCATCTCGCCGTTCTCGCCCAATGCCGGCTTCAGCAGCTCAATGGTGTCGGTCCTGCCCTGCTCGTTGAGGCCCTTCATCTTGCGCCTGGGCTCGACGTAGACATCCTTTGCCATCGACAGCCAGATCTCGCCACTGCGTTGCACGGCCTTGGCGTAGTTGGAGATGTACAGGAACGCCTGCGAGGCCAGGCGTTGCTGGACCATCTCCATCGCATCGCCGCTGATGTTGGAGACAACCTTGTCACCCTCCTGCTGGTTGCCCAGGATGTCAGACATGTCCTGCTCGGTCAACTGGAGCAGGGCGGCCATTGCAGGCGGGATGGCAGGAGACTTCGTGTAGGCGACAGGACCGCTAATCTGCTGCGAGCCGTCAGGTCCAGTCACAGGATTGACCAGCAGGTACGGGTAATTCTTGAGGTTGTCCTCGGCCCACAGCACCTGATGGCCTGCAACCTGCTCGGGCGTCATGATCGGCTTTTCGACGCTCGACAGTGCGCTGATCTCGCCGAGCTTCGACAACTGCATGTTCTTCAGCCGCTGCGCGTCCTTCGCCAGCCGCACGATGCCCATGCACCGCTCGATGTTGTCGATGAACCACCGCTTGCCATACACCGGCACGATCGGAATATTCTTGCCCGCGATATATCCGTCGTCTCGCAGGATCTTCCCGCCTGACATCAGGTAGCGACGCACGCGCTTGCGCTTGATCGTACGCTCACGCACCAGCACAGAGCCGATGGCTTCCAGCGTTTCTGCCAGCGTCTCGTCGTTCTCGAAATCGGACTCGAGGTATTTCTCCTCGCTGCCGTCCAGTGCCTGATAGACCATCTGCTTTTCGCTGGCCATCTCGACGCAGAAATACTTGGCCAGGTACACCACATCTGGTGTGTCCCAGTCGAAGAACGTCTCGTAGATTTCCTTCGGCCAGGTCGTCGGGTCGTCGTTGTACTCAGCGACATACGCGTCCCGCGTCATGCTGTACAGGATGAACGCATGGTTGGCGTCGGCCTTGTCCTGTCGCTTGGCCTGGAGGTCAAAGAACACGCTCGTGTCAGCGTCGTAGATCGGTTCGATCTTGATGCGCTGCCGGTCGTTGTCTGGGTCTTCCTCGTCTTCGTATTGCGTCGTCAGACACCAAGCCCCAAACCCGCCGCCGACAGCTTCCTCAAAAGCGTTGTCATACGCCTCGTTTGCGGTCGAGTCCTGCTCGTCTGCGCGAAACAGCTTGTTGCACACGTCAGACATCGCGGTCGAAGAACCATCTCGGCTCACGAAGTCAACCGTCACGCGATTGTTCCGGTACTCGTTGACCAGTCGCTGCACGGCCAAAGCAACCTTGTTGACTTGGAACTTCGGCTTGTTCTCGTACTGCTCTTCCAGCGGGCCTTCCCACTGCGCGCCGTCAATGCTGTAAAAGCGCCGGTCTTGCAGGCACTGCAACCGCTCGTTGCGGATGGCAGATTGGATGGCGTCGAACTCCCGCAATGCGCGGGCATGCACGTCGCGCAGGCGCTGGGTGTTGGAGATTCGTGGCATCCTGTATTCCCTCTTGCAAGTCCGCCCGGATTATGCTACCAACGGTTCATTGTTGGAATAGGCGTGAATGCGATCTGCCGCGTCACTGATCCAGCACGACGCACGCCTTCGCAGGCGTAGCGCAGGGCGTCGATAACGTGGTTGTTCGCATCTTGCAGCACTGGCAGGATCTTGCCGGTCAAAGGGTCAGTCTTGTAGCTGTAGAAGGTGAGTTCGTCGATCGTGTGCGTGCAGCGCGGATGCACAACGATGTCGTAGCTCTTCAGCCATTCAATTCCCTCGTTCACTGAGTCCTTGCCCTTGACCGCAGCCATGATCTTCGGGAAGCCGTGCTTACGCATGTGGCTGATGGTCTCGGGCCTCGAGGAGTCGGCCACCAAGGGCCAGCGCTCGGCCTCTGGCACTTGCATGAACAGGTCAGGGGTGTTCGTGATCTCGCACCCGACCATGTAGGCTTCATGGTCGATGTACAGCGTGCGGCCGATGATGTGGCAGCGCACCAGCACGGTCGGGTCGTTCGCAAAGCCCCAGTCCGCGCCGAGGCGGTGAATTGCGTCTGCGGGCGCGTCGAACTCTTCCACGCGCCAGTTGCGGAACACGCGGGCCGTGCTGTTTTGCAGGTAGCCGCCGCGCCAGACGTGCGCGTACTTGTCAGGATCGCGGGAGCGGTCGTACTCCATCTCCTGGCGCAGCACGTCGGGGAACCATGGGTTGTTGTCGAAGTTGACCTCGATCACTGTCGCATCAGGCGGCGGCTTCTCGCCGCGCAGCAGGGCATCCACAGGGTCGCTGGCCTGGCTCGGGTTCCATGTGAACCAAAGCTCAGAGCCTGGTTTTCGGATCGTCGGCCGCAGCAGGTCCAGGCTGCGCTGGGACAGGCTCTGCGCCTCTTCCACCCAGGCGCGGTCGTAGCCTTCCAACGATTTGATCGAGTCGGCCGTGTGGTTCTGCATGCCCTGGAAGATGATCATGCCGTCGCCGTGCTTGGACTTGATGACGGCCTCCTGCACCTCGAAATACGCGCCCGCGTTCATCTGTTCGATCTTCAGTTCAAGCAAGCGCTTGACCGACTGGGCCAGGCTCTTCTGCACCTCGCGCACGCAGACAGACCGGCTGGTCTGGTCCATGATGTGCGCCTCGATCATCAACTCGGCAAAGGTGTGGCTCTTGCCAGAGCCCCGTCCACCGAACGCGGCTTTGTAGCGGGCGGGTTGCAGTAGGGGCAGGGCCCATTCGGGGGTTTCTATGCGGAGGGTGGTCACTTCACCACCACCCTCTCAATCTTCTGAATTGCTAGCGGCCTATCAGGATCGCCGCTCAACTCCAGTTTGTCGCCGAATTTCTTGGGGGCGAGTTTGGATAGGAGCCATTTGCGGGTGTCGACTTGCAGTTTGTGCTTCTGCACGGCCGCCCAGTCCTTCTTTCCGTCAGGCAGCACACCAACATCAGAGTCGCTCAGGTCCAGAACTTCCTGAGCCATGCGCTCAATCAGGTTTTCGCGCGCACGCGCGTACCTTTTGCCCAGGTCGGCATCTTCATTCGCCCACTGCACGAAGGTCGACATCGGAACGCCTGCGGCCTCGCAGGCCTTGAAGCCGCTCAAGCCATCGCGCTCCATGCCCTCGAGCACCTTGATGGCCACGGCTTCGCGCTCGGGGCTTCCGGGTTTGGTCCTTGGTCTCATGTTCTCATTGTCCTTCAGAAATGATGCGCATGGTATTGCTGTACAGATTCGGCCTGTGGTCAGACATTGCCGCTAGGTCTTTGGTAAAGCCAAGTTGGCCAGTCTTTTTGTTTCTGGCAAACCAATAATTTGCTTTGCGTGGAACTCTTCCATTCGCAACAACTTTATATGTCAACCAATCGTTATTGTGTTCCTGATATTTGGAAAAGATGAACCATTCGGTATTGCTGTTTTCCTTGTCAACCCAAAAACCGCAGTTGCTCCATTCATCAGACTCAAACAACGAGTCTGGGTTTCCTGCGTAAGTCTTGTGCTTCATCTCTGTCGATCCTGCTTCTAAACCCTATGGCGATTAGAGCACAAGACACGAAGGAACGCAACCCGCATCAGGATCGGGACAGACGGGACACCCCTTCCCTAAAGGGGGTGTCACTGTCCTGTCCCAATTGTCCTGCTGTTTGCCACGGGACATTTGTCCCATTTGTCCTGTCCTTGTCCCATTTGTCCCACCCTCACTTCTCCCCCCTCCTGACCATCAGCGAGGCCCCTGTCGAGGCATCGCAGACCACCCAGCCGTGCTGATGAGCCCTGATGATCTGGGATGTCAGAAGGTTATATATAAGCCTTCCCTTCTTGCTTTCCTGGGCGTATGTCTTTGCTGTTGACTCAGTAAGTCCTTCGTTCGACATGAGGTAATCAATCAGCGCACTGCGCGACAGATATGGCATTTGCTCACGGTCCTCTGCGCCAGCATGCCACCATGCGTTTGAAAACTTCCTGATGTCCTTTTGAATATCAGATTCTTTCTTTATATCTACCTTTGTAAAGTTATTGTCAATGGCAAATACTGCCCCGATAATCTCCTCGCCGTCCTCATCCATCCACCCTAGCGGCACCTTCTCAAGCCTGCCGAAGAACTCCTTGGGCGGCTCTGCGTCCTTCATCTTGGTGCAATACACCTCGATCACGTCTTCGCTCTTGGACACCAAGATGGACGAGTCAAGCGACGCCCGCCAGGCGCTGGAGCCTCGGGCGCGCTGCTTCGACTCCACTGCATGGCCCGTGTGGTGGTTCAGGCACACGCTGGCGTTCAGAGCCCGCGCCACGATGTTGCAGGCGTTCAGCATGTTGCGCGTGTCCTTAGCGCTGTTTTCGTCGCCCGACATGTGGTTGTTCACGGTGTCGATGAAGATGGTTACCGCATCTTCCTGCGTCAACTCGCGCACTGCGTTGATGATCTGCGCGGCAGC